CAACAGTAGAGAGGTTACACAATGGAAGATTGGCAGATGACACCAGAGGAGAGAAGCCTGAAGTACGAAAGAGAACAAAAAGAAAGAAAAACAAAAAGACAGAAGGGGATGAAGTCTCTAACAGCAGCACAACTAAAGGTGCTAAAGAGAAGTCATAACAATCTACGCAAGATTATAAATGAGATAGAGGAGATGAACGACTTGTATTTGTCTGACATCAGGGAGTTGAATAGTTGTTTCTATGATATAGGCAATGAGTTCTTACTTGATAACAGCCATTACTGGAACTACAAAGATCCTGATGATGCAGAAGAGTAACGTAAGACAGGAGGCGCAAGCCCAAGCAGAGAAAGCATATGATCTGTTTATACTGTGGAGTAAACGCACAGTGTACATTATCATTGCTACTCTGCTACTGCTGGCAAGCTGCGACTTTGGTACAGACAAGGAGACAGGTAGTCAGTACAACGGTGAAGTGTATGCACCACGTAACATAGGAGAGTAACAATGTCAGAGGTGGAAAGTTTATTGAGAAGAGTACAAGCAGCAGAAGATAAGCTAGAAGCTATCCAAGACAGGATAGATAGATTAGAGAGACTAGTGGAGATACTCAGGAAGGAGAACAAATGATACCAACAACACTTAGAGAATACATATGGTTCATGCATCACTGTGATATAGTGTGGACACCCAGCAACAAAGAAGAGGAGCCACCATTTTAATGCAACCAGGAACTCAGATTATTATACCATTCGTCCTAGCCTACATTGGAGGCTTCATATATTTTTTAGTAAAAGGTTATCGTAATGCTGATGACAAAAGAAAAGACAATATTCAAACAAGGTAAAAGCTACACAGTAAGAGATGTAGTAGTAGAATACTGGGGTTCAGACTCTTTCCTTAAGTTAGGCGCTGCATCTCAGAAGGATTACTATGACTGTCTTATGGTTATAAATGATGACATAGGTGACACAAGCATGAAGAGATTAAGTGTGTCTTTAATGCAACAGTGTTATATCACGTGGCTAAAGAGAGGTGAGTATGTAAAGACAGGTAAACTAAGTATATACAGAGCTAACAAGATAGCTGCCATTATGTCTATACTTATCAACTGGTCTAAGAAGAACGGCATCAATATAGAAAACCCTATGCCACTGGTAGAGAAGACACCTAACCCACAGCGTACAGTAATGTGGGAACCGGAGCAAGTAAACCAGTTCCTAACTACAGCGTACAGCGAGTGGAAGTGGCGTAGCATTGGCTTGATTGTACAGATGGCTTACGAGTGGGGGCAGCGTGTAGGTGACATGCGTATGCTTACGTGGGCAGCTATCAACTTCGATAAGAAGCGTTGTGACTTAGTGCAGAGCAAGCGTGGAGCAGAGGTACACCTACCTATCAGTGACACATTGATGCATGTACTCAAGCAACAGCACGAAACGTTTGGCTTTCAGGTTTTAGTAGCACCACAGGTGCAGCCTAGTGATGGATCATACAAGCCCTACAGTAAAGAGATGCTGCACGTCCACGTCAATGCAGTACTAGAGGCAGCAGAACTACCTAGCTATCTCACAGCTATGGACATGAGGCGTACAGCTATCACTGAGATGGTAGAAGCTGGTGTGGATATAACACAGATCAAGCAAGTAAGTGGACACACTAACATAAATAGCTTGACTCCTTACATCAAACACACTTACACTGGAGCATCAGAAGCACTAGCCCAGCGCCAAGCATTTAAGGAGAAGAAGTAATGTTTATAGATATCAATAGCTTAGACATATCTGAAGGGCAAACTATTAGACATGACTGCCCCAGATGTAAAGGTAAGAACACGTTTACTGCTACCAAGCGTAATGGTTGCATAGCTTACAACTGCTATAAGATATCGTGTGATGTAGGAGGATACGCTAACACAGGCATAGCTAAAGATGAACTAGAGCACTACCTGGTAACGCCCCTTATCGAAACAGGTAATATAAACAAGAGGTTAGAGCACTTTGTTTATCCAGAACATGTAACAACTGACGTAAGTAACAAATATATAAAGAGATTTCGTATGCGTTGGGTAGGCGAGTACATAAATCCCTTAGAAAACATAGAGTTACTGTACGATCTTAAAGATAAACGTGCAGTATTTCCTATCTATAATGATGGACTTATAGTAGATGCAATAGGTAGAGCACTGGACGGTAAGCAGCCTAAGTGGTTACGCTACGGTGGGGCAGCAGAGTATGCTAAGTATTGCTACGGTAAACCCAATGGTGTCTACGTTGTAGTTGAAGATGTAATCAGCGCAGTCACGGTAGCAAAGGTGTACCCAGATGTTACAGGTTTTGCTTTGTTAGGTACAAGCTTAACGGATGCACATAAGGAGTGCTTGAGTGACAACGCTAGTTACGTTATGGTTGCACTCGATCCAGATGCACTAAGAAAAACTTTAGCTATGCGTAAGGAGATAGAAGCGTGGTGTGATGTACCGACAAGGGCAGTAAGATTACGTGACGATGTAAAGTATCAAGACCCAGAGGATATAGAACAGATAGGAGGATGGATACATGTTGCAGAAAGGTCACACAAACAAACAAAATCCAATGGCGAAGGAGGTTAGACAACCTAAGTATAGACAACAGGTAATACCAGATAAGAAGAAGCCCAAACCAGTACGTAAAGATAAACATAAAGGAGGTAAAGATGTTGAATAATGTTGAAGTATCTTACTGCAAAGATTGCGGTGTAGAATTAAACGATACTAATTGGCCTAACCATTTACAAAAACGAAATAACAAGCAGTGCAGGGCTTGTGTAAAAGAACGGAAGGATCTTTATAAACTTGCTGATAACACTTACCCTTGGAACATCAAGAGCAATCCTACACGTATGTTTGTAAACGGTAAGTACATACCAAATGATCATCCTCTACATAAACCAGGAAGGTATACATCGTTTGGTGATGCTGCTTTTAGTGCGCTACAAAAAGATGTACAAGTAAAAGAAGGGTACGTCTATGTTATTACTAACCCAGCTTGGCCTGAGTGGGTGAAGATAGGTATGGCTATAGATGCAGAGGACAGGCTCAACGGATACCAAACAAGCTCACCTATGCGTGACTACCAGTTAGTCCACGCCATAGCTACACCTGACAGAGCCAGAGCAGAACGTGTAGCTCACAAAGCTGCTGCCATGTGCGGTGAAAGACAAGGCGAGTGGTTTAAGATAGCAAACGAAGAAGCTGTGACAATATTGCAACACATAAAGGAAACTGAAGATGAACAAAAAAGAGAGTCAACTAACTAAAGATATATACCGTATGATACGGACTCTCAGCGCAAAGACGCTATCTGAAACTCAACGTAAGAGCATAGAGGAGGACGTAGCTTACAAGCAAAAGAAACTACAGGATCATCTGGATGTAAAGACTTTCATACGCCCTATGAATAACATGGAACGTAAAGCAGCAGCAGACAAGAGGAAAGCTAACAACTATGATTGATGTAACACTTATAGATAACATGGGTAGTGACCTTACTGTAGTGAACGCTGCTCGTGTTAGCTTTAACAAGAAGAGTGAGTGGGATGAAGACAATACACTTACAGTAAGTGATGGTATCCTTATAGCTTATCTTGCAAGGCATAAACACATGTCACCCTTTGGTCATTGCTTTGCTACCTTCCATGTCAAAGCACCTATCTTTGTAGCTAGACAGCTAGTCAAGCATAAGTTCTTACGTTGGAACGAAGTAAGTCGTAGGTATGTAGATGAAGAGCCTGAGTTCTATGAGCCTAGTGAGTGGCGTGGACGTGCCAAAGATAAGAAGCAAGGCTCTGATGGTGTCGTAGATGTAGGTAACTGGGGTGATACAAACTGGGCATGTCTTACTGCTTACAAGGATCTACTTGAAGCTGGTGTCGCACCAGAGCAAGCACGTATGGTGTTGCCACAAAGTACCATGACTGAGTGGTACTGGTCAGGTAGCCTTGACGCTTGGTCAGATATGTGTAAACTACGACAGGCTGAAGACGCACAGTATGAGTCACGCTTGGTAGCTAACTCAATTAGTATGGACTTGGGTACACTATACCCTGCGTCATGGAAAGCTTTAAATACAAGAGGAGATTAATATGGAAAATGGAGAGTTAGCTTTACTTAGAACTTTGATGGATAAAGATTTCTATGACAGTAACAAAGGTATACACACGCCTGACAAACTGTTTACAAAAGATGTACGTAAGGTAAAGAGAACAATAGACTACGCTATGAACCAGTTCGATAAAGATTTAAACTTCTCAGAGTTAGAGGGTTTGTTCTTTACTAGAGAGACACTTACTACAGCTAACAAAGATTCATACAAAAGATTGTTTGATAAGCTGCGACAAGAAAGACCTATGAACCAAGAGGTAGCTCAAGAGGTTATGTCTAATCTGTTTCAACAGGTAGTAGGTGAAGAGGTAGCCAACTTAGGTTTTGATTACGTCAATGGTGAAAAGAACACACTCGAACCACTGCGTAACATACTGACTGACTATCAAGACAACTTTATGCCCAACTTAAAAGTTGATTGGGGTGACATATCTATTGACAATCTATTGGTAGCTAATGAGATACAATCTAAGTGGCAGTTTAATATACCGTCACTACAGCGTAAGGTAGAGGGCATATCAGGTGGGCATCTAGTCTTGGTGGGTGCTAGACCTAACACAGGTAAGACATCCTTCCATGCTTCTCTGATTGCATCTGAGCGTGGATTTGCTAGACAAGGAGCTAAGTGTATCATCTTGTGTAACGAAGAAGACTACACTCGTGTTGGTGCTAGGTATCTTAGTGCTGCATCTAACATGCCTATGGAAGAGATCAAAGCTAACTACGCTTTAGCATCTACAAGATACAAACCAGTGTATGACAACATTAAGATAGTTGATAGCACAGGTAAGGACATGGTGTGGGTTGAGGCAGTAGTTAAGAACCACAAGCCTGATGTGGTGGTGCTTGATATGGGTGACAAGTTTGCTAGTAAGACAGGTGCAGACTCTCATGTATACCTCAAGGATGCAGCGATACACGCTAGAAATATTGCCAAGCAGTATGACTGCGCTGTGATCTGGATGTCTCAGCTATCAGCAGAGGCAGAGGGTAAGATATATGTAGATCAATCTATGCTTGAAGGTAGTAAGACAGGTAAAGCTGCTGAGTGTGACTTGATGGTTTTGATATCCAAGAATCCACAAGTAGAGGGTGAGTTTGAGTCAGACACACAGAGACACTTGAACGTAGCAAAGAATAAACTAAAGGGTGGATGGCATGGGGTTGTTCACTGTCAGTTAGATGGAGAGAGAGCAAGGTACTCAGCATGAGGAGAGTCTTAGATGTAGAGAACTCTATAACTCTACGAGATGGTAAGATATTTAATGATCCATATGAACCTGCTAACACGCTTACTGAGGTGGGTGTGTTGTGCTTAGATACAGGAGAGAAGAGACTACTACCGTTTGACCACAAAGAAGCAACAGAACAGCATAAGTCTAACTCCTGTGTATTACAGAGGATGCTAGACAATACAACTTTGCTGATAGGACACAACTTACAGTATGATCTAGCCTGGCTATGGGCTAACGACTTTAAGTATGATGGTGACATATATGACACAATGCTTGCAGAATATTTACTTTTACGTGGACAGAAGCAACCTCTTAGTCTAGAGCAGTGCGCTATCAGGCGTGAGCTACAGTATCAGAAAGATGATACACTCAAGACGTACTACAAGAAAGGATACAATACCAATGAGATACCACTTGATGAACTCAGCCATTATCTTGACCTTGATCTTCTTACCACTGGCGAGTTGTACAAAGCAATTGAAGAAGACTTCAACAGTCCTGACTCTGCCTCTTTACAAGCAGTC